CTATTCTTGTATATGAAGAGAAGCTAAAATCTTGTGAAGATGATACCGAAAAAAAACTATTAAAGAAAAAAATAGAAAGAGCTCAAACTACAATTAGTAATACAAAACTAACATGAGTAATTTAACCTATCTTTGGAGTGATGGAATGGTAGATAGTATAGCAAAGAAGGTCGCAGAAGAACCTATGGAAAATGTAGATGAACGACCTCAGCACGTTATAGATGAAGAACGTGGAGATGCGATTAGACAATGGAGAAAAGAACAAGCTCAATTGGAAATGTTTAATGATCCAGTTATGAATTGGAGCGGATTGAGATAATATATATATTAATGATATGAATATAAATGAATTTATACAGAAGTATAGGAATACTGTTCAACTTGTACCTGGTTTGACCAGTACTCACATTCCTCATGTGATTTGTAAAGACGGATTTAAAATGTCTGTTCAAGCAGGACAATCTCTGTATAGTGAGCCACGAAATGTGGCAGATAGTTATGAAGAAGCTGAAGTTGGCTTTCCTTCAGAAGAAGAAAAGTTGCTTACAACTTACGCAGAAGATAGAGAAAATCTTTGTGGTACGGTTTATGGATATGTACCATGTACAATTATTGATGAAGTGATTGATAAACATGGTGGAATTGATGAATCTAAAATAGATTTGTTGGGTAAATGACTCTAAAGCCAGGTCGGAGGGACGAACTCTGTACTTGAGTGCGAGTAAGAGCTCTACTTAAATGAAGTTAAAGCGCCTATACAAAAAGACCAACGGTACGTGCCACGGGTGAGTATAGGATAGTTTAAGCTCTACCCAACATTTATAATAATTTTATAATAGGAAAAGTGAAATGAAAATTTCAATAGATATTAATGAATTGAGAAAAAAGAAAATATTTGTCGGTACACCCATGTATGGCGGTCAATGTCATGGAATGTATACTAAAGCATCTTGTGATTTAGCGACAACCGCCACAAAATATGGAATGGACATAAAATTCTTTTATCTTTTTAATGAAAGTTTAATCACAAGAGCAAGAAATTATTTAGTAGATGAATTCCTGCGAAGCCCTTATACTCACCTGATGTTCATCGATTCGGATATTAACTTTAATCCTCAAGATGTATTAGCACTTGCCTCTATGATTGGAGATGATAAACCCATTATTGGTGGGCCTTATCCTAAAAAATGTATTGCCTGGGAAAAAGTACGAAACGCAGTTGATGCAGGATTAGCAGATGAAGATCCTAATGTATTAGAAAAATTTACAGGAGATTTTGTATTTAATCCGACAGCCGGTACAACTCAAATTAAAGTAAATGAACCTTCTGAAGTATTAGAAGTTGGTACAGGTTTTGTTATGATTGCCCGTGAAGTCTTTGAAAAATTCAGAGAAGAATATCCACAATTTTCCTACAAACCAGATCATAATCGCTCAGAACATTTTGATGGCAAACGATACATTCATGCTTTCTTTGATACAGTAATTGATAATGAAGCATATGCAGGAAAAGGTTCAGGTGGTTCAGATCGTTATTTGTCTGAAGATTATATGTTTTGTCAATTCGCCAGAAAAATAGGTTTCACAACTTGGTTGTGCCCCTGGATGGAAGTGAATCATGTTGGCACTTATGTCTTTAATGGCACATTGAAAGATTTAGGTAAATTGGATTATGCTTCTCATGGAGTAGATATAGACAATAGACCAAATAAAGAAGAACGGAAACAATCAAGACAAGAAAGGAGGAAATCAGAACGGGTCGAAAAAAAGAAAGGAAAGAAAGTTAACCTCACAACCCCTGAAGGATAACTTGACAAATCAGCAATACGTGATATAATAAAGATATACAATTAATACTAATCATACAAGGAATACGATGAAATTAACAGCCGAAACAACCGCGATACTCAAAAACTACGCAGCAATAAATCAAAACATACAATTCAAACAAGGTCAAACCTTGTCAACAATTTCCCCTCAAAAAAATATCTTAACTAGTGCAGAAATTAGTGAAGATATTCCTACTACATTTGCCATTTATGATCTTAATAGATTGTTGGGTGCATTTAGTCTTTTTGAAAAAATTCCCGAATTAACTATTGGTGAGAAACAATTAACAATTAACGGTGAGCTCACCTATACTTATGGAGACCCTGCAATGTTAGTATTGCCTCCAGAGAAAAAACTTGACTTTCCTGATCCAGAAATCAATTTTAAAATGTCGAAAGATACATACGATGCTTGTATTAAAGCGGCACAAGTTTTGGCATTGCCAGAATTAGTCGTACAAGGTGATGGAAGTAAAATATGTTTAGTAGCAACTGATACTAATAATAATTCTTCTGACGAATTCCGAAAAGATGTTGGTGAAACGGATAAAGATTTTCAGATGGTTTTCAAAATTGAGAACATGAAACTCTTGAGTGGTGGATATCAAGTTGGAATTTCTTCCAAAGGTATCGCACACTTTTCACATGAACATTCAAAACTACAATATTGGATAGCAACCGAGCAGAATTCAAATTATAATGGATAAAATAAAAATGGACCACCCCCACCCAACATTTATAGATTGGCCAGATCGCCCCTCATGTTCGATCTGTGGTAAGCCCTGTGAGGCGGACAATCACTACAAATCTGGTAAAATAAAATGGCGTGATATGTGCTATGATTGTCATGACCATAGAACAGATCAAAATTATCTTGCAACTAAGTTTGTAGGTAATTCATTATCATTTTCAGAGTTAGAATCATTTGCGCGGTTCAATTAATGGATAATTTTTTATGGGTAGAAGAATATCGCCCTAAGACGGTGGCGGATTGTATTCTATTAGAGCCAGTTAAGGAAGTTTTTCAAGGTTTCATTGATGATGGTAAGATTCCTAATTTACTTTTATCAGGTGGCGCAGGTGTAGGCAAAACTACAGTAGCACGTGCCATGTGTGATGAAATTGGTGTTGATCATTTAATGATTAATGGTTCGAATGAAGGAAGAAATATAGATACTGTTAGAACACTTCTTCAACAATATTGTAGCTCAGTTTCAATGAGTGGAGGAAGAAAAGTTGTTATAGTCGATGAGGCAGATTACATGAATGCTGAATCGGTTCAACCAGCACTTAGGGGATTCATTGAAAAATTTAGCGCCAATGTTAGTTTTATCTTTACTTGTAATTTTCGTAATCGGATCATTGATCCTATCCATTCACGTTGCTCTGTAATAGAATTTATAATTCCGAGATCAGAGAAGCCAAAACTTGGACAAGAATGTTTGATAAGAGTCAAAGAAATTTTGACATCGAAGGGAATCAAGTTTGATGAAAAAGTTCTTGTAGAATTAGTTTTGAAACACTTTCCAGATATGAGGAGAGTAATAAACGAACTACAAAGGTATTCAGCAAGTGGAACTATTGATGCCGGTATCTTGGCTCAGATTGGTGAAATCAATCTTCTTGAGTTGATGAAAGCGTTGAGAGAAAAACATTTCTCAGAAGTTCGAAAATGGGTTACACAAAATATAGATAATGATCCAGTAAAGATTTTCCGAAAAATTTATGATGGAATACATGAACATCTCAAAGATACTTCAATTCCACAAGCTGTTCTTATTATTGCAGAATATCAATACAAGTCTGCGTTTGTTGCAGATCAAGAAATTAACCTAGTCGCCTGTCTCACAGAGATGATGGTGGATTGCGAGTTTAAATGAATGAAGAATTATTAAAAATTTATGAAGATAATGTAAATGAATATGGGTTGCCAGTATTCGATTTATTTACTTGGCAGAATCTAAATACAAAATATGTCGATACAGATATGTCTTTGCCTATGTCCAAACGGGCTAAAGTCATGATCGATACTATGATTCATTTCTTTGAAAAACACCACCCTAAATTTCCATTCAGGGAATTTAATATGCACGAAGTTAGACAGAATTTTTATGACTTGCGTGATCTCAATTTAAAAGATAATATTTTCCCAAAAGAAAAATGTAAAATAGTTCACGAAAAATATGATGATTACGTGGGTAATTTTCCAGAATGGGGAATAGGAATTTTAAATTTTAGTGCTACTCATAATACTATGTCTGATGCGTTCATGAATCGTGAACGAATGAAATGTGGTTATGATCGTTCACCTAGTCCGATTGAAATGTGGGAGGAGCAAACAAATTTAAAACAAATACTTTCACCGATATGGAGACTTCATCCAACTTGTGAAATGCCCCTCAAGAATAATTTGTACATTGAGGGTATTCGAGTTGGAGCATATTTTGCAGGACAATTCAAACCATCGGTAGCAAAAGCTTTTTATGACTTTACTAAATCAAAAAAAGTACTTGATACCAGTTCAGGTTGGGGTGATAGAATGGCAGGATTTTTTACTTCTAATGCTGAAGAATATTATGGTATGGATCCTAATGGTGATCTCCATGAAAATTATCACAAGATGGCAGTTCAATATGAAAATTGGTTAGGCACAGAGAAACCCAAATCAGAATTTGGAGATAAATGGTTTTCTGTTGAAGGTAAAAAGAAAGTAAAAATTTATAGATACCCTGCCGAAGATTTGCCATGGGATGAAATTCCTAATGACATTGATATTATGTTTAGTTCTCCGCCATACTTTGCTACTGAACGATATGCAGAAGGTAGTAAGTTCGAAGATGATCAATCTTGGAGTCGTTATAATTCTTATGAAGAGTGGAGAGATGGATTCTATCTTCCTGTAATGAAAAAAGCATTTGATAAATTAAGTCCAGGCGGATGGTTAATGGTTAATATTATGGACCCGAAGGTTAAAGGTAAACGCCATAAGTCTTGTGATGATTTAGTAAATGATCTTAAAGAATATTTCAAAGGGCAAATTGGAATGAGAATCATGGCTCGCCCGAAAAGCATAAAATCTTTTGAGGGAGATACACATGAAGAAAGAAAAGCAAAGTACGATGAATGGCAAGCAAAGTGGTTTGTCGAATCTGTTTGGTGTTTTCAAAAACCTGGCGGAGAAGATGTTGATCTTTTTGCTCCTTATAAAGATTCTACTTTGGACGGTATGGGAAAAATTGTTATACAAGAACCGATCAAAAAGAAAAAATTATCACAAGCAACAACAGAAACCTCCTCATTGACGGGGTTCTTTGATTAATGAAATTACACCAATTGAAACTTATACGATAGAAGGTAAACAAGTTCATGTAAAACGTGATGATTTAATGGGTGACGGTACAGTACATCCGCCGTGGGGTAAATTGACTGCTCTTAGGAATGTATTAACTACTATTAAACCATCAAAGCCTCTAATACATCTTTCTGTTTATGGTTCTTGGTCTGGATGGGCACTCGCTGAAGTGTCAAAAGAATTAGATTATGAATTTATTATGGCTTATCCAGAGTCCAAGAAATTTCCACAACGTATCTTAGAAAAATCTGAAAATGTTCTTCCTATTAAACCTAATATGATGAATATAATGTATAATAAAGTCGGTCAGATAGCAAGGGAAAAGAATTACATTAGACTTCCATATGCGTTTGATCACGATGCCTATATAGCAACGCAAAGACAAAGACTAAAAGAAGTTAAGAAAGAATTAGACTTTGATCATTTAGTTGTTTCTTCTGGTTCTGGTGTTACTTGTTTAGGTTTGATGTTAGAACATGAGCCATGGGCGTCCTTGCTTGATCCAAGAAACACAAGAACATTTCATACAGTAAATGTATCTGGTGAAGACACAATTAAAAAGAAATTTCTCAAGCATCAAATACAACCATCAGAACAAATTGAAATAGTCAAAAGTGAATTTGAATTTGATGACATGATGGAATCACATGAAACACCATTTCCTTGTAATGAGTTTTGGGATAAGAAGGCATGGTATTGGTTAGAAAAAAATATACAAAAATTTGAAGGTGAAATTTTATTTTGGAATCTAGGGGGTAACTGGTGAGCAAGGTTGTATTAAAAGATAAGAAGGATATGAATCATTTATTTCAGTTTGAGGGGTATGAAAACTGGGATGAAATAACAGATAATGCACTTGAATGGGAAGATTTTAAAATCATGGGTTCTCAAGATGAAATTGAACGTGATCTTGAAACAGAAGTATTGAGTGTAAAATTTTCCAAGATAGGACAAAAAACATTTGATGCATATCCTAATCTAAAATGGATTCAATGTAGAGCACACGGGTCTGATAATATCAATTTAGAATTAGCA